GATAATGTGCCGAGCGATGCGCCCGCGCCAGCAAAGCCGCCCATCAGGATTTACCCCTCATATCAAGCACCGGATACCCGATCGCCTTCAACTTCGCGAGAATCTCATCGCCCGTCATCGGCTCGCGCTCGCGCTGCGCCTTCGCCCGGATTTCCTTCGCGTTCATCATGTATTTGACCGGATCGTACTTGCCGCGCTTGGACCTGACGGCCGCGACCATCGCGACAATGCGCGCCGTATACCAATCGGCCCGCTGCTCGCGCTGCTCGCGGGCTTCCATCAATTGCGCGATTTCCCGCAACGTCAGGGCGCAGAATTCACCGGCCGTGATTCCACATCCGGCGCGGAGGTAGGCCCAGAGCCGGAGCCATCGGTCGAAGGTCCAGCGAGGCGCGGCAGCTTCCGCGCCCGCGTAGGGCGCGGCGGTTCGGCTGTACCGCTCGGCATCGTGCCGTTGAGCGCCTTGACGATCGCCGGCATGATGCGCGCGAGATCATCGAGCCCGAACATGCGCGCCACGGCGTCGCGCTCGGTGTCAGGCTGCCGATCGAGCAAACCGGCCCACAGGATATCGCGCACGCGCATGAATAGCTGGCCGGAATGCGCGAGCCCGCCCTGCTCCTGCGCCTGCCGGCCGACATCGCGAATATCGGCCAACAAGTCGCGGTCGAGCACTTCCGCGTACCGGATGAACGCGAGCGCGCTATACCGCAGCAGGAGCTCCTGACCGTCGAGCGTCACCGCGACGGCCGCCGAGACGAGTGAACCGTTTCCGTTCATGGGACAGGAGCTGTATCGGTCAGCGTGATGGCCGTAGTGAGCCGGAACACCGGATTGAGCATCTGCGCATCGTCGGCGTTGAGCGCGCCGAAGGTCATATCGCGAATAAACGCCCTGAATGTGCCCCAGGTGAATCCGCCGACTGCCGACGAATTCCATTTGATGGCGCAGTCACGGACCTCGCCCGAGGTAAACAGGCCGATAAGTCCATCTTCCGTTTCATCGTGAGTGGCGAGATTCGGGTCCCAGATCACTGACAGGTCGCACTCGCCGGGATCCTTGAATCCCTGGATGTAATCGCGGTAATCGCCGGCGTCGAGCGTCGTCACATCGACTTCTTCCGCCGTCACCGAAACGTCGCCGATCTCCTGCACCTGCCCGACCTCGACATAGGCCAAGCCGGCAGCGTTCTTCACCAAGAAGCTGCAGGATTTCCCGGTTAACTTTGCCATACAAAGCCCTCCCTTTCGTAAAGTTATTTTTGCCCCGGCATCACGCCGGCAGAAACGTTTGCACCTGAAACCGCAAAATGCCGTGCCGCGTCACGCCGTCCGGCTCGCGCAGCGTCTGCGCGTAGAGCCAGATCGTCTCGACATATTGAAATCCGCTCACCGGCAGCACGGCGCGGCTCAATGCGTTTTTGGCCTGCGCCATCAACTGCTGGCACTCCTGCATTCCCGGCTGGCGGCTCCAGACGTGCACCGTAACGTCGAGATTGATCGCCTCGCCGTCGAGCGGATCGGCATGCTCGCCGATGAATTCGCCGATCGTGGCATAGGGATACGCCTGATTCGGGCCCGCCTGGTCGATTACCGGCACGGGCGCGAGCGCAGGCATAAGCGCCGTATAAATAGCGGATTGCACTTCAGCTAGCGGCAGCAATCGCCCTCGTGTAGCGGCGGGAGTGCGGCGATAGGGCGGCAGATCGCCGCTTCGCCGCCATCAGGGCGATCAGCTCGATGCGGAGATCGCGGACGCTCACCAGATGGATCGGCCCGGCCGCCTTCGCGGCCTTGCGTATCGCCGTTTCCCTGTCAAACCAGTACGGGCGCCCGCGGTAGATCACGAGATAATCCGCCTTCGCTGGTGCTAATTTCATGCGCCGGATCTCGACAGGCGTGTATTTTTTGCTGCGGAGTTTCGCGGCGGTCAGAAACGCGAGCGCCTGATCGAACGTCAGTCTCAGCCGGTAGCCGCGGCGCCGGCGGACACCGGCGAGTCCCGATTTAAGCCATAGATACGCCTGGCGCAGCGTAATCGGCGCGGCTCGAACGAGTTCGGGAATCGTAATCGTCTGACCGCATGAGCTCGGACAGCCTATCTTATCGTTGGGATAAGAGAGCGAAGCGGCAATGGCTTTGGTCAAAGTACTCCCCTCAGCCCCAATTTCACGAGCTGCTGAATCCGCTTCACGTGCAGCGCGATGCCTTCTTTGTAGGCCGGATATAAGAACGGCCGCTCGAACGTGCCGAACTCCGAAATACTGCGCGCGATCGGAAACGCCGCGCTTTCGTCGATTCCGCGCGAGCGGCACCATTCGCGGATCGGCTCGAGCGGCGGAAAGTGCGGGCGCGTTCCGAATTCGACATACGGCGCATAGTTCAGATCGGAATAGACCGACACCAGCAACCGCTTGGGCGATACGCCGACCTGGATCGAATCGTAGAGCGCATGGGTATCGTAGGCGTCGAGGCGCTTCAGATTCCGCCGCGCGTTGCGGCGGACGCGCTCGGCCGTGTCGATGTTCGCATCGCGCAGCCACTCGGGAAACTCGCGGCGCAGATAGTCGATGTTTTTCGCGATCTTGTCGCCGCCGGTTATCCGGACACGGAATGCCATTCAGACCACACTATGCCGAACGATTGCACTTATCAGGGGATAAGTGAGTTGTGAAATATTCTTCAGGGTCAAGACCTGATTAGGGGAACTGAGTTGTCATGCCGATACGGTCGGCTCGATGCTGACTGGTTCGAACAATCTGTATCAGCAGGGGATAAGAGGGGCTTTGACCACACTAGTCCGGCTTCGCACTCTTATCGTATGGATCGGACAGGTCCTCAGGACTCGTCTGGTCAGTCGCCAGGCCGCTGCTCGGCCTGCAATTCGCGGATCTGATAGACGATCGTGTTGAGGCACAGACTACAATACATTTCATCGCCTGCCTCCGGCGGCATGGTTACGACCCAGACCTCATGCCCGCAGCTCAGGTAGACAAGCCTCCCGGTTCCGTCCGCGTCCGGCCGCACAATCCGCACCTTTCGTTTTTCGATCAGGGTCGCGTCGATGTGGGCGATACGCATTGTTACAGACATTAGCGAATTAGTCGCTGGGCTTCTGCTCGGCCTGTAGTTCGCGGACCTGCGTCACGAGCGTATTCAGACACGCGCCGCAGTACAATTCTTCAGGCGGCATGATTGTTATCCAGATTTGATGACCGCAGGAAAGATCAGCGAGATAACCGAGCCCGTCGTCATCCGGGCGCGATCGCACGAGCTTGCGCGGCTGCAGTAACGTTTCGTCGATATGCGCCGTTCGCGCGGTCATAGATCAATAGGAATCGGCGCGACCATGCCGCACGGATCGGAACCCAGGCGAAAGAATCGCTTCATCGGGTCAGGCTCATCGAGATATTCCACTTCAATCATGTGATTCGGCGCGGCGACGATACGCTCGACGTGCTTACGCATTAACTCGCACAATTCCACACCGCGATTGACTTCCATGCTTTCCTCAAATACCTTCTCGCCATCGGCAAAACCGCGAACGGCAAAACGGGCCATTTGACCACACGACCTCCGAACTATCCACTTATCCTACGATAAGAGCGGGAACCATCGGCTAGTCTGGTCATTATTGTGCGCCCGCTTCCTTGCGCTCGCAAGCCATCTCGATCCACGTATCGGCGTTGTCTACGTTCTTCACGCCCGTCACATCGTAATACTGATCGCGCCACAGCACGCGGTAATTCGACGTGATGCCCGGCTGATAGCGGATGGTCACGAACACGGCGACGCGATCGCTCAACTGATCGCCCGCCATGATCTCGCGCGGCGACGGCGTGCGGACGTTCGCCGGGATATTCGGCGCGAGTCCCGCCGGAATCGAGACGCGCTCGCCGCCTGCGCCGTCCGGAAAGCTGTCCATCAGGAAGAGCGCGACCCATTCGCGGAGGTCGGATGCGGTCATGACCACACCATCGCTACTCCGCCCACTTATCCCAACGATAAGAACAGTTGTTTGGACTCATCTGGTCAAGCCCCGCTTCGTTCTCTTATCGTAGGATAAGTCGATTGCATTGGCTTCGCGTGGTCTACACGCCGGAGATCTTATTGAGTTCGAGCATATTCTCGAAAGAAGCCTCGCTCATTTCGGTGGGTTGTGGATCCAACATTGTCTTTAGCCTCCTAACTCAATCTGAAACGGCCGCCACAGGTCCGCGATGCCCGGAGGCAGTTTCGCCGCAGCGCCGGCATACTTCGCCGGCCGCGCGCCCATCCGATCCTCGTACAGCGTCGTGGCGTATTCGAGAATCCCCTCGCGGACCGGCTCGGGCACATCCGAGCCCGCCGCGCCGAATCCCGCCGAGACGTACTCGATCTCGACGGGCCCTGACGGCGCCGTATCGAGCGTCACGATATTCCATGCCAGCGTATAGCCCGTGATCGCCGTGCCGTTTGACAGGATCTCCGTTACGCTCGCGACCGGCCCGCGCGGCAGCGCGCATGCCGGATCGCCGTTTGATTCCGGCACAAACAGCGCCTTGAGCGTCTGCTCGATGAGCGACCGCCGCAGATACTGCTCGCATCTGGACGTCGCGGCGTCGATCTCACGGTTGACGAGAGCAGGCTCGGCGCCGACCGTGATGCCGTTCAGCCGCGCGTGATCGGTGAATTCCTCGACGGTCACGATCGGCGCGGTCGCGGGCGTGACGACGATGATATCGGCGAGCCTCAATTTGCCCTTTCAGGGTCAAACGGCAGCGCCCGCTGCATTTCTTCCGTCGTCATATTTTCCTCGCGCACGATCTCGCCGGTATCGGCGCGCGTGATCGATTTGACGCCCGAGCGCGGCGTGTTCAGCACGATCAGGCAGTCCATCTCGCGCATTTCGTATCCACCGTTGATCTTTTCAGTCGTCAACTTGACCGCGAGGTTCGCATGCTCGATTGCAGCGCCGAGCGATTTCATCACGTCCTTCTTTTGACGCTCTAGATCGAATACTTGCGCGGTCTGCCGCGCGAGCTGCTGCCCGAGCTCGTAAAGCTCCGAGCGCGTGAATTCATAGCGCACGCTTTCAGTCGTGTGCTTCGGTTCGCTCATCGCGCACACCTGCATTCCGCCATCGGCAGCCCGCAAAATGGGCACATTTTGACCCGCGCTTTGTTTTCCGGCGCGGACATCGCCTTATTCTGCGGCGTCCGCGCCGGTTTGCGCTTCGGTTGTTTGGGCTGCTTTTTGGCCACTTTATACGGCCGGTGGTACTACCCCTTCTAGAAACGCCGCAGGCGTGTAAATGATTAAAACTAAACGCTCTTCCACCAAAATCGAGACCAAATTTTTTGTAAAGTCGTCTTCGTTTTGGGTAGCGACCTGCACGTTGACCTCTTCGCGGTCGAGGATCTGCGAGTGACCCTGGAACTGGCCGGTGAAAAACACGCCCGCGGCAATGTTCGAGGACATCACCAGGCGCGTGCCCCAGATGCGGCCGTTCGCCGAATAATCGACCGGATTCGCGAACAGGTAATTACCCTGCGAATTCTTGAGCAGCGACACGGCGCCCCAGTCGGCGGGATTGACTACCGTGCCATCGGCCATGTAACCGGCGGCCGCAAGCTGAAAGATCGCCGAGCCGATCGAATCGACCAGCGTCGTGCCGGCGGCGGTCGCCGTGGCGTTCGCGATCACGGGCAAAAATCCCTTCAGCGACGGCGACGCGCCCGTGCCGTTGATGATCTGGTTGTCCTCGGCCTTCTGCACGCCGTAGATGCCGTTATTCTCGATCTGCGATGCGACAAACGGCAGATCTTCCCATGACTGCCGCGACACCTTGAAATAATGCGCGATCGTCTCAACCGGCAACGATCGAGGTGTGAAGACCTTATCCGATTTCGGCTTTGCGGCGCCCTCGGCGACCGGCGCGGCGAGGTTGGTGAAACTGGTTTCTTCGACGTATTGCACCGCGCCCGCCGTGGTCGAACCCTGCGGAATGAGCGAGCGCACACCCATCGGCAGGCGCGCGCCGACCGCAACGCCCGGCAATAGCACGGGCAGTGCGCGTGATACGCCGGTGATATCTTTCATGTGCAGCGGACCTTTGACGATTGCCGTATAACTGCCGCGGCCGCCCTGCTTGATGAAGTTGAGGAAGCCCGCGTCTTCGACAAATTGCTGGCCGATCGATTTCGGCGGCTCGGGCGTGGCCGGTTTCTGGCGCTGGCGTTCCTCGATCGCGTCGAGGCGTTTTTCAGCGGCGGCGATCGTCTCGGTATGCTTGGCTTGCAGTTTTGCGAGATCGGCGTCGATCTTCTCGATCGCGAGTTTGATTTCGCCGGCGGGCTTGCCGGCGGCGAGCGCGGCGTCGAGCGCGCCGTACTTGGTTTTCAGTTCAGTGAAGAGGCCGAGTACTTGCGTGCGGTCCTCTTCCGAGAGCAATGGAGTAGCCATGATGATTACCTTTCTTTGAGTAGGAACGTTTCCTTCGCGACCCATGACATGAGCGCCATAGCATCGCGCAATTCGTCGTCTTTGCCCTCGTCAGCGTCACGCCGATCAAGCGCCTTAAAACCACCGGCGGCAATCGCGATCGCCGCCTCTTTCGACAGCCCACCATCCCGGAGGTACTGTTCCAAATCTCG